ATTGCCACAAATCATAGATGCGAACAACCACGGAATCGACGCACTGCGCTATGCCTTGGCGCCCATGATCCGGGCTGCGGGTCAGCCTCGCATCAGGTCGCTTTAATGGGGTGGCGGGATTGGATGGCCGGCGCTGCAACTAAGGCCAGCGCCGTCTCTCATATGCTCGTTATGTCGCCTGGTCAGCCGCGATGGATGGATCGGGACTATGTAGCATTTGCGAATGATGGCTATCGCCGCAACGTGATCGCTTATGGCTGCATCAATCGCCTGGCCAGTGCTGTTGCCGACGTGCGGTGGACGGCATGGAAGGGCGACACTGAGATCGACGATAGCCCGCTGCTAGACTTGCTGCGCAAGCCAAACCCGATGCAGTCGGGCGCGGAGTTTGTACAGGCAACAATTAGCTACTTGATGCTCAGTGGCAACCGATATGACGAGCGGTTGGTGATCGGCGGTGAGCCGCGCGAGCTATACACGCATCGCCCTGACCGCATGAAGGTTATCCCAGGCAATGACGGCATGCCGGCGCGCTATATGTTTGAGGTTAACGGGCGTAAATCTTATTGGGACGTTGACCCGGTAACGCTGCAAAGCGACATCCTGCACGACAAGCTATTTCACCCGATGGATGACTATTACGGCATGAGCCCAGTAGAGGCCGGCGCGTATGCCATCGATCAGCACAACGAAGCCAACGCCATGGGCCAGGCGCTATTGCAGAACAGCGCACGCCCTAGCGGCGCGCTAACGTCTGAAGGCGACATTTCAAGCGACGGGTTTAACCGCCTCAAGGCGCAGATGGAAGACCAATACCAGGGCAGCCGCAACGCGGGCCGGGTGATGTTGCTAGAAGGCGGCTTGAAGTGGCAGCAGATGGCATTCAGCCCGCGTGATATGGAGATATTGGAGAGCAAATACAGCAGTGCTCGCGAAGTGTGCCTAGCCTTTGGCGTGCCGCCGCTGCTGCTAGGTTTGCCGGGCGATAACACCTACGCCAACTATTCCGAGGCGCGGCTTGCGTTCTACGAAGAACGAGTTATTCCGCTGGCTAATCGCCTTGCGGGCGACTGGACAAACTGGCTAGGGCCGGCATTCGGTGATCTGGTCATCAAGCCGGACTTTGACCACGTGCCAGCCATGGTTCAAAAAGCGCAACAGCTTTGGGATATGGCTGACAAGTCCACCGATCTGACCGTGAACGAGCGGCGCGAATTAAAGGGCTTTGAGCCGGTAACAGGCGGCGACGTGGTGCTGATCAACAGCGGACAAGTGCCGCTAGGCTATACCGCGGCGGCGCACGGCGGCGATGATCTATTCGATGACATCGACGCCATGAAGGCGTTGGCTTATGGCAGCATTGAGGCAAAGGCCGCTGAATGAGGCCGTTACTCGGCGCTGACAGGCGAACACTAGCGCGCCAGGCCGTCGAACGGCAGGACCAGCTTGCGAAGTCGCATAGGGTGGCTATCGGTGCAGAGATCCACCGGGCAACGCTGGTGATGCTGGACGCGCTAAGGCGAACTGGAAGCATTCCGGCGCTTCCGGCTGATCACGAAATACGACTGACGGCGTTATATGAAGCGTTGGCACTGGCGAGCGTCAACAGTGCAGGCGCTGCCATACTGGACGCCCCAAAGGGAGCCAGCCTGGCAGGCATTGAGCGCAAGGCCTTCGGCGCGTTCTTTCAGCGACTGGCGCAACAGTTCATAGGCTTAGAGGGCGTGCGGCGGCGCATCACGGCGGTTGCTGAGACAACGCGAGCGCAGATTGTGCGGGTAGTCTCGCGTGGTCAGCAGGCAGGGGATACGCTGGACGCAATCACTAGCAAGATAGAGACGCTATCGGCTCGCTTGTCTTTGTGGAGAGGCAACCGGATTGCCCGGACGGAAATTCACGGCGCATCAAACTACGGCGCACATAACGCAGCCAAGGCCACCGGGCTAACGCTGCAAAAGGAATGGGTGAGCGTATCAGATGGCAGGGTGCGTGACTTCAACGAGCCCAAGATTGCGGAGTTCGACCACCGACGAATGGATGGAGTCACGGTTGATATGGAGTTTCACTTCAACGTGCCGCGTGTCAATGGCACGACGCAAGCCATCATGTATCCGGGCGATCCGGCAGGACATCCCGCAAACGTAATCAATTGCCGCTGTCAGAGCGTGCATGTAGTGCAGGACTAAAAACATGGAAATCAAACAGCTAAACGCACCGTTTGAACTCAAGATGCCACCCAATGAGGAAGGCGTGTTCGAGGGTTATGCCAGCGTCTTTGATGTGCTGGATCTGGGCTTCGACGTGGTGCGGCGTGGCGCGTTTGAGCGCACGCTAAAGGCCGGTCACAAGGTCCGCATGTTGTGGCAGCACGATACCAGCCAGCCTATCGGCGTTTGGGATGAGATGCGAGAGGATGACCGCGGACTGTTTGTGCGAGGCCGTCTGGCGCTTGGCGTTGTGAAGGCGCGCGAGGCTATGGACCTGCTGCGCATGGGCGCGCTGGACAGTATGTCAATCGGCTATCGGGTGATTGCTGCCAGCGACGATGCCAACGGGCGCACACGCAACTTGCAAGATGTGGATCTGATGGAAGTGTCACTTGTGACATTCCCGATGCTGCCAGCGGCGATGGTGACGGCGGTTAAGAGTATCCACACGATCAGAGAATTTGAGAAAGCCATGCGGGATGCTGGCTTTTCTCAGAAGGAAGCCAAGGCCATTGCGAGCCGCGGCTTTGACGGACTAGCGGCGCATCGGGATGATGTCGAAGCCTGGACGGAAGCGGAGGCAGCGGCAAGCGCTGGCCTTCTTGACCAACTACGGCAACTCAAGGAATCCCTAAGTGCCTGACATCGAGAACATGACGGAAGTCAAAAAGGCTATTGATGACGTGCAGGGCGCGTTTCATGCCTACAAAGAAACCCACACGGCAGAACTTGCCGAGATCAAGGCGAACAAGTCGGCTGATGTGCTGTTCGGCGAAAAGCTGGAGCGTATCGAAGCCGACCTAGGCAAAGCCCAGGCTGTTGCTGATGAGGCGGCGCTTGCGTTCAAACGCGCATCGCGGACGATCAACGGGCCAGATGGCCAGCCCGTCGACATGGAAGCCAAAGCCAACGACTGGCGCCTTGGCGCTCGCGGCTTCGACAACACCGACGGCTTGACGCTGAGTGACATGACGGCGGAGACCCTGCCAGAATATCGCAAGGGGCTTAATCGGTATTACCGCAAAGGCGAAGGCGTGCTGAGCGATATTGAGCGCAAGGCGCTGAGTGTCGGCGGCGATCCCGATGGCGGCTATGTTGTCCATCCTGACATGTCAGGGCGCGTTTCTAAGCGTGTGTATGAGACATCGCCCATTCGTGCCTATGCGTCGATCCAGGTCATCAGCACCGACGCGCTGGAAGGTCTGATTGACAATGACGAAATGTCATCTGGCTGGGTTGGCGAAACTGCCTCCCGCGCTGAGACCACCACGGCACAGTTCGGCAAGTGGCGCATTCCAACGCACGAGATCTATGCCAACCCGGCAGCTACTCAAAAGCTGCTGGATGACGCGGCGATCAACATCGAGCAGTGGGTCATGGACAAGGTTGCTGACAAGTTCGCGCGGGCAGAGTCTTCGGCGTTCGTGGTTGGCGCTGGCGTTAGCTCGCCGCGTGGTCTGACAACTTATGCCGACTACACGACTGCCGGCACGTTTGAGCATGGCAAGATCGAGCAGTTCGATACGGGCGTGAACGGTGCGCTTGCGGCTGATCCAAACGGCGGCGATGTGTTGCTCGACGCTCTGTATGGTCTGAAAGCGCAGTACCGGGCGAACGCTGCGTGGTTCATGGATCGTGGCACCACTAAACTGGTGCGTAAGGTCCAAGACAGCGACGGCAACTATATGTGGCAACCAGGCCTGGCAGGTGGTCAGCCGGCAACGCTTATGGGTTATCCCGTCGCACCGTTTGAGGATATGCCAGCACCGGCTACTGGCTCGCTGTCTATCGCCGTTGGTGACATGCGCGAGGCGTATCAGATCGTTGACCGCATCGGCATTCGGGTTTTGCGCGATCCGTACACCAACAAACCATATGTTCACTTCTATTCAACCAAGCGGGTTGGTGGCGACGTTGTGAATTTTGAGGCCATCAAACTGGTGAACTTCCAGGCTTAACCCCAACAGGGAAAGGATAAAACCACATGGCATATCGTGATATGCACAATAACGTCGATATTCTCGCCGTTATTCCAGCCGTTGCAGTCGGTACGACTGGCACGGGTCAAACCGGCGCTGTGATTGACACTCGCGGCTATGACAGCGTTGAGTTCGGCATCAGTTACGGCGCCATCACGGCGACTGCTGCGGTGTTTACCGTGACTGTTCTGGAGGGCGATGTTACCGGCACCATGACAAGCGCAGCCGACGCTGATCTGCTTGGCACTGAGGCCGGCGCGGGCCTAGCCGCGGCAACCCGTGTTGACGGTAGCACGGAAAACGTGGCTAAGCGCATCGGCTATCGCGGTGACCAGCGTTATGTTCGTGTCGATGTGAAAAGCACGACCACGGCAGCGACGCCGATTGCTGTTAATGCCATCCTCTGCCATCCGCATCGCGCTGCCGTCGCCACCTAGGCGGTAGAGCGTAAGGTGGGCTGCCCTGGTATCTCCGCGGGGCAGCCCACCAACTTATCAGGTGGGATACTCTAAACAGGTGGATTTATGAGCGAGCTACTATCGGGCGAACGACAAGTTGCACCGTCAATTGACGGGATACGACAGGACCATATTGAGCGCTATAGGTGGGCAAGCGACACAATGCCGGATGGTGTGTCAGTTGCTGACCTAGGATGTGGCATTGGCTATGGCAGCGCCTTGCTGGCACAGCCCGAAGGCCGCAAAGTGACCGCATACGACGCCAGCGGCGAAGCCCTGGCCTATGGTGCAGAGCATTACACCGGGCCGGAATATGCTAAGGCGGATCT